ATTACGTCGTTTACTGATGAACATGCTAGAGCGCAGGCAGACGTAGAGCGTGAGATACGCAATCGCTGGTGGCACCGCAAGGGCATTGCTGGCGAGATGGACGCAAGCTATCTAACCGACTCACAGTGGACGCGTGCAAATTCGTATCTCGTATTGTGGAAGTACGCGCTTCCCCAGCTAACGAACTGGGTAGATGATGATCGCTTTTTGCAGATGATCGACTTCTACAAGGCGCGTTATGGCGAGGAGCTGGACGCAGTATTTCAGGACGGTGTTGAGTACGACGCAGATGACGACGGCACTGTCACTGACAAGGAAAAGGAAAGCATTCCGCTTAACCGCCTAGACCGATGATTACTGTAAGCATAGACACAAAGCCCCGTGACCTCCGCAAGATGGTGGAGAAGCTAGGCCGCACGTTCACTAAGAACCACAAGCGAGCGATGCGTAGGGCGGCGGCAGAAGGTGTTAACAGAATCAACAAGCGCACAAGCCTTGGACTTGATGTTAATGAACAACCTTTCCGACCCTACTCAGACGCTTATAAAGGCTTTCGAGCAAGCAAGGGCAGACCAGTCGATAAGGTTAAACTGATATTTACGGGCAGGATGCGCGGAGCTATGACCTCGGGGCTACAAGGGCAAGACGGCCTGATCTTTTTTAGTAGCAGAGCCGAGTCTAGGAAGGCGGCGCAGAATAATCGAACGCGGCCATTCTTTGGACTTAACAAGTCAGATCGCCGAGCTATTCGTGACGTGTACTTTAAGGGGCTTAAGATATGAGCGTTAGAGAAAACATTGCCGCCAATATTGTGACGGCACTAACTGCTATATCAACACCAAACGTCAAAAAAGTGACGCGTGAGCCTTTTGATTTCAACAAGCTATCAAACGCACAGTTTCCAGCGATATTAGTACGCACAGCAAACGAGACGCGCGAAGATGCCAGCATGGGTGGCAGTTCGACTAGCAGACATGGCACGATCGACTATGAGCTGGTTTGCTTTGTTAAGCACAAGAACATCGACACAGCCCGCAACCAAATTGCAGAGGCTATCGACGAAAAGCTCGACGAAGATAGAACGCGTGGCGGTAACGCTATTGATACGCAGATTATTAGCGTTGAGGTGGATGATGGTACAATAGACCCTATTGGCGGCGTCATTGTCACCGTTCAGATTCTTTACTCATATACACGCGGTGACGCGTAAGGGAGAAAATTCATGGCTACACATAAAGGCTCAAGCGGTTCCGTAAAGGTCGCCGTTAGCGGGGGAACCGAGGCAGTTGTCGGCGAGGTGCGCTCATACAGCATAGATGAGACTGCTGACACTATCGAAGACACTGTAATGGGTGACACGGTAAAGTCTTACCTTTCTAGCCTCAAAGACGCGACCCTAACTATTGACGCGCTTTGGGATGACGCAGACGCACAGCACTTGGTGCTTGATTCTGGCGCGGCTATCGACTGGGAAATTCACCCCACTGGTACAGGTACGGGCGAGAAGTATTACGCAGGTGCTGGCATCGTTACTGCAAAGACTATCTCAGCGTCATACGATGGCCTCGTTGAGGCGTCCTTCTCTGTGCAGGTATCAGGCGCAATCACAGAAGCGGCTAACTAATGGGTCTCGCTAAAGAATTGCGGGCACGCCGAAAGGGGTCGCGTCGCAAAATTAGCGTTGCAGAATGGGGGGACGGTGACGGCGATTTCGTTTTGTTCTGTCGCCCTCTAACCTGCTATGACATTAATGAGTTGCAGAAGCGTCATCCTCAAGTAATGCAAAACCCAAGCATTGCGGCGATGGTTGATTTGATCCTAATGAAGGCTGAGAGCAAAGACGGCGAAAAGCTGTTTAGTTCTGCTGAGGATCGCATCGACTTGATGGGCGAAGAAACTACAGTGGTGTCACATATTGCCAATGAGATGTTCGGCACTATTGACCCATTTGAGGACGTCGAAAAAAACTAAAGGCCGATCAGTCTCGGATGAACTTAATTGCCTTGGCTGATCGGTTACATAAGACCATTGAAGAAGTAGAGCAAATATCGGTTACTGAGTTTCATGAGTGGCTCGCTTACTTCAAGATCATGAGCGAGTCGAACGATGGCAAATGAAACCGTAAGCATTGTAATTAAGGCGTTTGACCAAACGCAGAAAGCCTTGCGCGGAATCAAAGCCGCATTTGGCAAGCTATCCAAAGTTTTCTTTAGCTTTAAGACCGCGCTAGTTGCCGCCGTAGGCGCTGGCGGTCTCGGTCTGCTAATCAACAATTCCCTAAAAGCCACCGATGCGTTAGCCAAGACGGCGGGGAAGATAGGTACCACCACCGAAGCCTTGAGCGCCCTGCAATACGCGGGGCAACTAACAGGCGTCGAAGTCAACACGATGAACATGGCGCTTCAGCGATTCACACGTCGGGCGTCAGAGGCGGCAGTTGGCACGGGTGAGGCTAAGGGTGCTTTGCGTGAGTTAGGTGTAGATGCTAGAGAATTGGTGCGACTACCCCTAGACCAACGTATGCTGGTGCTTGCAGATGCGTTTGAGGGCGTACAAGGCGAGTCTGATAAGTTACGGCTAGCGTTTAAGTTATTTGACTCAGAAGGTGCGGCGCTCGTTAACACTTTAGGGCAGGGTCGAGAAGGCTTGGCGCAGATGCTAGGCGAAGCACAAACGCTCGGCTTGGTAATGACCAGCGATGCGGCGGAAGGTGTCGAATCAGCCAACGACGCTATTACTCGTATGATGAGTGTGTCTAAGGGACTGGTCAGTCAGTTTACAGCCGCACTTGCCCCTGCTATTGAATTTGTTGCTAACAGCCTTACGACTTTCTCGCAAAGCCTCATTGCCTCAGAGGGTGGCGCTAGAGAGTTCGCAATTAATTCAGCGGCGGCATTCTTAGAGTTTGCATCGTCCGCACTGCACAACTTTGAAAAGTTTGTAAACGGCGTAATCATTGGCTTTAACATGATTATCGGTGCCGCGAATCTGTTTTCGCCTGTCATATCTGGCATCAATTACTTGTTTGACGCTTTGGTTGAGGGCATCAAGGGTCAAATCAACACAATCATTTCATTTACTCAGTTGATAGATAAGGCACTAGAGCGTTTCGGCAAAAAGCCAATATTCAACCTTGAGCAGTTTAATCTTGAGCCTGTTACGTTCGCATTGCAGACGTTTGAGAAAATTGACCGCGTAGACTTTAGCGGGACTGTAGGTGGACTACGTAACATTGCTGATTTAGTGCGTGAAACGGCAGAGGTAGCCACGACCGCAGGCGAAGCAATACAAACCATGGCCGCGCCGCCTAGCAACTTTGAGGCGTTCATCGACCGACTAAAGCAGTCGCGCACTCAAGCTGATGACCTGCAAGATGGTCTAATTAAGTTGGCTAATCAAGGAATTGATGGGCTCGGCAAATCATTTACAGCGGCAATCACTGGCGCACAAAAGTTCAGCGATGCTATTAAGTCTATGGCTAAGTCAGTCATCGACAGCCTGATTCAAATGCTTGTCCAGAAGTACATTGTTGACGCGGCGTTCGGCGCAATTACAGCAGGCTTTGGCGGCGGTACTACGACATCGACTGGCGGTGGCGGCGTTACGTCTGTCACTGGTGCTTTAGCTAGGGGCGGCGTTGCGACAGGCGGCAATCCGTATCTAGTCGGCGAGAAAGGGCCAGAAGTATTTGTGCCAAGTACGACAGGCCGCGTTGTGCCTAATGACCAGCTTGGCGGTGGCGGTGTTACCGTAGTACAGAATATCAACGTCACTACAGGCGTACAGCAAACCGTACGTGCTGAGATTGCTAACTTACTGCCACAGATTAGTAACGCGGCCAAATCAGCGGTCGCAGATGCTAGAATGAGGGGCGGCGGCTTCAGCAAAGCAATGGTAGGTGCATAATGGCGGCTTTCCCTAATGTAGGCATTCAATCAATGACCATGCGGTTGCGCTCTGCAACGGCTATTAGTCAGTCACCCTTTACGTATGACCAACAGGTGTATCAGCATCAGGGCGTGCGCTGGGAGGCAGAAGTAACATTGCCACCAATGAAGCGAGCAGACGCCAAGCAGTTGGAGGCGTTCTTTGCGTCTCTAAGGGGCCAAGCTAACACCTTTACCCTCGGCAACCCTCTGCACAATACAACGGCCACAGGGACAGGCACGGGCGCTATAAACGCAACCACACTGACAGGCACGTTTACGGGTGTCACTGCTGGCGACTATTTTCAAATAGGCACGGCGCTGTATATCGTGACAGAGGCAACAAGCGGCACAGCAATTAACATTATGCCGCCCCTGAGAAGTGCGGCGTCTAGTGCGTCTCTCGACTTTACTTTACCAAAAGGCACTTGGCGGCTAGCCACTAATGAGGTTGGTTGGAGCATTAATGAGGCAAGTCTTTATGGTTTCAC